TATAGTTTAGGTTATAGAGTAAAATTATCAATAGTCTTTAGGAGTAACGGTGGAAGATTACAGGCACTACACCGTTGCTTCTTACAAAATAATATTCAAAGTAAATATAAAATATCTGAGTCTAAAAATAGACAAAGACCTATATTAACAATAAGCAAGTTAGAAGATATTGACAGATTTATGAAGACATATGATATGTCTTCTGTATCTTTTGACAATAATTGGGATGTCTTTAAAGAAGTTAAGGACATAGTAGATACTAACCAACACAAGACGATGAAGGGTCTTGATGAAATACTAGAATTGAAGGGGTATCTAATATGAAAAAGAAAGAAGAAACGTGTCCTAGATGTGAGTTAAGACCTACTAAAAATGGTAAACACATCTGTAAAATGTGCAACCTTTCAATTCTAGAAAACAAACCTGTTGATTCAATTGACGATACAGAAATATTAGGATACCACATACATCAAATCCTTTGGGAAGGATGTCAAGATTGTGGTAATAATAATTTTCACTGTGATGCAGGTGTCGTAGAAGAAAATGATTTAACGTGGTATATAATACAAGTTCAATGTCAAGAATGTGATATTAACTATGAACAAATAATGGAAGTGAGAATGAATGAGTCTAATAAAAATAAGCAAAGAACACATGAAGAGTAAACCAATAGTAGTATTAGGGAATACATCTATGGATAAGATGAAAAGAGCAAAGTCTTTTGTTTCAGATAGTCCAATAGTTATGTATGCTAATGAGTATGATATTACTGATAACTTTAGTATCCCTAAAGATGTCGGTATTATTATTGACGAGATGCACTACAAACCCAATACTGATTTAATAAGAAGAACTGTATTAGAATATGCAGGTCAAGTTGTATTAATTACAGATAGTAAAAAAGCAGTAGCGACTTCTTTGTATAACTTATGTGATATGAAAAGACCAACAGAAAAGTTAGATGTTCTAAACATATCACCTAGAGCAGATGAACCTATCAATTATGATTTAGATATGTTTACTTTAGTTAGAGAATACTTAACTAATAGAGATAGAGATGATGTTGCTACTAAATTAAGGATGAACAAACCCGCAGATAATCAAATACTATCTTGGATTATACCAAATATAAACCCAAACAAAATAGCATTCATTGATAATAATGTGAAAAGACGTTGGGATAGTTCTTACTTTTATGAGTTATTAGCATATTCTCATAATGGTAAACTAAGTGCTAAGATGGTAATGCCTTCTAGAAGAAAATATTCTAAGTTAGGTAGTATTGCTAGTAGGTTAGGACTAAGAAGACATGAAACTTATCTTCTCAATGATTTATTGAAAGATGATAAGTTCAAAAAATATGCAATGACTAAGTTAGATAATTCAGAATGTAGGTTATTGAAACTTGGAGAGAAAAGAAAAAGAGAAGTTAGTGTATTCAAGCCACCAACAACAACATTGGATAGGTGGTTATAATGGCAGGTAGTGTCAAACATCACTTTAGAAAAATAGCATTACATGAATACGGTAAAGAACGTCCTAACTGTTCTTTATCGTTTAAAGAAATAATGATATTTATTAATACATATAAAAATCAGTCAGGTAAAACTCATCGTCATGTGAATACTAATTCACAAGTAATAGGTAATTTAATGAGAGCAATGCCTGAATATAGAATGGTAAAAAGAGGATATTGGATTTACACTCCAAAGAATAAAGAAGAGGAATAAAAATGAGAAAACAGTTAAATGATAAAAAATATAAAAGAAGAATGGATAAAATGTTAGATTTATTAGAGAAACAAAATGAAGTGTTTCTAAAACTAATTAACGAATTAAAGGGAGAGGAAGAGTAATGGAAGAAACGTTACAATGTGTTATTTGTTTAAAGAACATAGAACATAAAATGTTAGATGGTAAAGTTTTCACTACGAGTGGAAACAATGCCGCACCAATTGCAGAAGGAAGATGTTGTGATTTCTGTGATTGTGTAATAGTAATACCTTCTAGGATAGGAGGTCTGTTTGACAGTCCTATTGATGTTATTACTTATGGCCTAAGAACCTATAAAGAAAGAATGGCTAAAGATAAAGCCAATAACATTACAACTAAAAGTTTGAAACAGAGGGCGATACAATGAAAAAAGATAGAACTTATTATACAATAGCATTTAGATATACAACAGAAACAGGAGAACCTTGTAATCCTCCGCCTCACATTATGGAAAGATTAGCAATGGCTATGAGGGCTTTACATGAAATTGGTTTTGGTATGGATGTAATATACGGACAGACCACTGATAAAACGTTTAGTAAAATGGATAAGGAGATGAATGAAGATGAGTGAATTATGGACTGAAAAATATAGACCAACTAAACTTAGCGATATAATAGGACACACTAATTTTGTATTAGATGCAGAACATTGGGTTGCTAACAAAGAAATGCCTAATATATTATTATACGGTGTAGCGGGTGTAGGTAAAACTGCCGCCGCTATTTCCTTAGCAAATGGAATACTAGAAGATAATAGAAAGAATAACTTCTTTGAGATTAATGCTTCTGATGATAGAAAGTTAGAGACAGTAAGAAATAGAATCAAAGAGATTGCTTCCACTAAAAGAATCGGTGATGTTCCTTTCAAAATTATACTACTTGATGAAATGGATGGTATGACTAAAGATGCACAGAATGCACTAAAGAGAATCATGGAAAGATATTCAGATAATTGTAGATTTATTATTACTTGTAATAATAGACATAAGATTATTAATCCGTTAATGTCAAGATGTGCTAACTATCATTTTGGTCGTCTTAATGTAGTAGACATGAAATACATATTGTCTGATATTCTGTCAAAAGAAGGGATAAATACTCATTCTGAAGACCAATTAGATAAGTTTATTACATATCTACAAGGAGACCTAAGACGAGGGTTGAATGAATTACAAGCATCATCTGCTAGTAAGAGAACCCTCCAATATCAAATAGACATAAACATGAGACCATACTCTGAAATAATGAAAATGATAAATGAAAATAACTATGACAATGCTTTAGAGAAGGTGCATAAATTGATTTACGATTCGACTGATATGAAAACTATATGTATTAATTTACATACAGAAGTTCTCGAAACTGAAAGTGATTCATCCTACAAATTCAAAATGCTTCGTATCATTGGTGAAACAGAATACAGAAGTAACAATATGAATCCTAAAGTCTTAGCATCTTGGATGGTAGGGCAGATGATAAAATGATAGAGTTACTTTTGGGGTTGATTGGATTGAGAATATTATTTAAAATGTTAGACAGTAATAGGGGGAGAAGAAAATGGTAAAAAAATTCTTTGACTTTAATAAAGATGGAGTTGTCGATAGAGATGATTTCAACCATCTTATACTAAGGTATGAGATAATTGTGGCAGGTGGTGTACTACTAATGGTACTGCCTGTATTAAACACAATGGGTTACATTAGTGTAGATTCCAATTTCTTTTGGGTGCTTTGCGGATTAGTGATGGCGGCAGAAGGAATGGTAGAAATAAAATACGAGAGAAAAAAAAGAGGAAATAAAAATGGAAGAAGAAATGAAAAATGAAATAATGAAAGCGGCAGAAATACTCGGTCTATCCGAGGAAGAGGCGTTGAGTAAGTTCGAGGACATATGTTCTAAGAACAATCTTGACGCTTCTAAAGAACCTTTATTGGCTAGAGGTCTTTGGCGACAATACTTTAGTAGTGCTAGAAACATACTAAATCGTGAAAGAACTACAACTAATAATTCAAGCAATTCTTTTTATAAAGATGCGTTTGGTTTCTTTGTATCGTTAAACGATGCAGTAGATATAATGGCTTTGGATAGAGACCGTGTTGTTAAAGAATACAATAGAGATAGTGATTTAACTTACTCTCTTGGTAAAGTAGCAATTTTTGCTGAAACAGCAGACGGAAAATACGAAGGAAGAATGATGAGAGATAACGAAGAAAGAGTAAAAGTTATGGACGAGTTACCTGAAAACAATGTAGTATTAGATAGTGGACTATTCTTAGTTCCTCTAAACACTAATGATGCGGCGTGGAATAAAAAGAACTACGGTAAACCAACTAAGGCTTCTGAGTGGAGAAGAACAGGAGTGTTTGTAGGAGAAGTTGATGGAAGAATGGGAGCATTCGCTTTTAGTTATAAAGGTGAATCCTCACTAACATTTACTCCTAATACTTTTGAGTGGGTTCACTTTAATGCGTTCTTTATGAATGAAGACTACACTACTATCTTTGGTGGTAAGTCTAGAACTATGGAGTCTCTAATACTAAACGATGATTTAGCAGAGGAAGACGAAAAGAAAAGAGTTCCATTCGGTTCAATACAAGATATAATTATGGAATACTGTACAGAAAATTACAGCCCATTAGTTGACTTAGAACAGGCTCATAGTAATGCGGCGGCAAGACCATACAAACAACGCTATGTTGTTACTGATGGTACTGTTACTAGTATTAACATGACACCTACTGCTAATGGTAATAGGATAATTAATATTGACGATTTAACTACTGAATTTAATTTCGATAACGATGGCTTCACAGCAACTACTTGTTGGATTCCTTCTTCGTTAGTAGTTGATTTTGGTATTGGTTCAGAAGTTATTGTGGTAGGCAGAACATCACAAGGTACAGATGACGAAGGCGCATTAAAACCTGTAACAATTAATGTTAGTGGTGTATATGTTATTAGTGCTAGAGGCGGAAGTCCCGAACTAATTGAACACGTCGAATCAGAAGAAACCGATTGGTTCTTCGACTGATTATGTAAAAGTGTAGTCATGCACGAATGGTTGGCTATAAGGGTGCAATACCCTTAAACCTTTAAGGAGGATTAAAAATGAAAGAATACGAAATAATAAACAATACGATAATAAAAGGTAGTAGTTACTGGTTCAATGTAGCCAAAGTTGATTTTACTACTAGAAGAATGAATGACGATACGGGAGAGTTTTGGGTTAAGTTCCATTTCCCATCGGGTAAAGAAATAAGAATAAAAGTTGATGGAGAAGATTTAGAGGAAATAACAAATCTCTTCGATTATAATAACAATGGTGATTTAAATGACAATGACATATGAAGATAGAAAGAAATTAATACTGCAACAAATACAAGACAGAATGAAGAGAGAAAAGGAGTTCCTACTATTAGGAATTACAGGCAATCCTAAAGTTGGTAAGTCCGGTTTAGCAATGGATTGTAGAACCGAAGAAGAAATCGAGAAAGGTATGACAGTAGAAATACTAGACTTAGATGATGGTTCAACTGCAACTTGGGATTCAGCATGGAATAGAGATGAAAACATAAGAGTGTTTGTTCCTAATGTTTGGAATGAAGATGGTTCTATGGATTGGGATGAAACCTTTCACAACTGTTCTACTTGGATTAAAATGTTAGAAGGTCAAATAACAGAAGGAAATGTAAAGGCTGTAATTTTAGATGGTGTAGATAAAATCTACGAAGGTTCTAGTGATGTTCTTCGCAAATCTTTAGTAAAGAATGCGGCAAGAAGCGGTTCTGTAATACAGGATTCAGATACAGTAAGAGTAAGTCCATTAGATTGGAAAGTTAGAAATAAGATTTATGATAGAATCATTAATCCATTTGTAGCATTAAGAACTAACAG